TGCCAGCACTATCTACTCCCAGTCAGCTAGAGGCGCAGTAACTTGCGGTTTTGATGCATGGCGCGTGGTACAAAAGTTTGCTGACGACAATTCTTTCGACCAAGACCTGCTTGTTGAGCCTATTGGTAATGCGATTGACCGAGTCTGGTTCGACCCTTCTGCTCAGTTGCAAGACAAGTCAGATGCTCGTTATTGCTTTGTGCTGCATCCGATTTCGACCGAGGAATATTACGCTCGCTGGCCTGAAGGCTCGGGATCGAGTGTGTCCGATGATCGTGAGGGTGATGCCTATTACGACAAGGCCGAAGTGGTTGTGATCGGGGAACTCCTCTATATCGAGGAGGAGATGCGTGAGCTGGTCTTGATGAGTAACGGCCAAGTTCACGAGGTCAACGAGGACTTTGAGTCTATCAAAGACGAACTATTGCAGATTGGCGTTACCGAAGTCCGTAGGCGTGAGCGCAAGTACAAGAAGGTTTGTTCGCGTCTCTTTGATGCGTCTGACTGGCTTGAGGATGATCGGGATACAGCTTTCTGCTATCTGCCCGTAGTCCCTGTTTACGCCAACTTCAAGATTCTTGAGAACAAAACAATTTATTACGGCGCAGTAGAAAAGCTGATGGACTCCCAGCGAGTCCTGAACTATTCACTTTCCCGTGAGATTGAGGAAGGCGCTCTTGCTCCGAGGGCTAAGTATTGGATGACAATGGCTCAGGCTGCTGGGCATGAACTCCAACTCCAGACCCTGAACACAAATACCGATCCTGTCCAATTCTACAACCCTGATCCTCAGTCTCCTGGCGCTCCTCAGCAGCAGGGTGGCGCTCAGATTAACCCTGGACTACGGACTATCTCCGAAGCAATGCGCGGGATTATCGGAATGTCTGCTGGGATGTTTGCCTCTAACATGGGCGATAATCCGGGGCTTCAGTCTGGTGTAGCGATTGAGCGGCTCCAAAGCAAAGGCGATAACGGAACTCACAAATACTTCCAGGCTCTTGAAATCGCTATAGGACACACGGGGAAGATTTTTGTCTCAACCATTCCGAAGGTCTACGACAACCAGCGAGTCATGCGCTTGATGTATGAAGATGGCTCGATGGAAATGAAGCCGATCAACCAAGAAGTCATTGACGGTCAAACAGGGAAAGTTGTGAAGGTAAACGACCTTTCCGCTGGGACGTATGACGTTGTTTGTAAAGCCGGGCCGAGTTTCAGAAACCGGCAGGAACAGACTCTGAGAACCATGATTGACCTAGCCCAGGTCGATCCAGACATTCTCAAGCTCGGTGGTGATCTGCTTCTTCGGAATGTCGTTTCTCCTGTTGCTGATATGCTTGCAGAACGACGCAGAGCGCAGATGCTGGCTCAAGGGATTATCCCTGAATCTCAGATGACCGATGAGGAAAAGGCTGAACTCCAAGCCAAGATGCAGATGCAAGGTCAGGCTCAAGACCCTGCAATGGTTCTTGCTCAGGCTGAGATGGCAAAGGCCCAAGCGGAGCAGCTTCGGGCGCAGGTTGAGCTTCAGAAGCTACAGTTGGAGACAGCCAAGATTCAACTGGAAGCCCAGAAGATGCAGATGGGCGTACAGAACGACCAAGCGAATCTTCAGCTAGATGCGTTCAATGCCGAAACGCAGAGAATGAACACTCAGATCAAAGCCCAAGAAGCAGGGGCCAAGATACAGAAAGAGCAGGTAGCAACCCAAGGCCAAGCACTTGATAACCAACTGAAGGTGGTCAGTGCGCTTAATGCTTTCGTGAGGTAATCATGGCCGAATCTGCCTTAAGACAGCTAGTTCCTCAATCAGCAGAACCTTTTGTCCGCTCCTACAACCCTTTTAACCCTGCTTTCAGGGAGACAATGCGGGCAAGTATCAGCGATCTTTTGGGAGGCCGCGCAATGGGCGGCACTCCTACTCAAAGATACCGAGCAAACATCGCAGATATGCTTACAGGTGCTGTTGAGATGGCTCCTGGCGTTGGCGAGGCCGTGGGCGTTACCGATACAAGACAAGCTATCCGATCTGGTGATTACGGAACAGCGGCAATGCTTGGCGGGGCAACTGCCTTGGGAATGGTTCCTGTGATCGGAGATGCTGCCAGCAGGGCTATTCGGGAAGGTCTGGATATGTCTCAAGCTGCGAGGATGCAGAGGGCTACTAATCAGGAGCGACCGTTTAATGTTAACCAAGAATGGTATATTGGAACTCCAGTAAATATTGAGTCAACGCCAGAAAAAGGATTCAGAGCATCAAAAACCGAAAATGTTGGGCGAGATGTTATTTTCGGCACTGACAGTCCGCTGATAGCAGAAGAATATTCACGAGGTACTGTTAGCTTTGAGGTAGACCCAATAACTGGGAAATTTCCAGTAGTTGAATCACACTATAGAAATCAAGCCCCCAGCGGCGGTGTCTACCGTGTTTTTTCTGGCGCTCAAAACCCCAAAATAATAAATGCAGAAGGTAAAAAGTGGTTTCAAATTCCAATGAATAACCTGACCTCAACTGCATTTGATGAAGGCCATGACGCTGTAATTTATGAAAATATCATTGATTCCATGTATGGAAGCTCATTTCCATCAAATGTGATTGTATGGAAAAACCCGTCTGATGTGCGTTCAGTGAATGCTGCGTTTGACCCTTCCAAGAGATCAAGCGGGGAACTATTAGCAAGTTTGACTGGCGGGGCAGTTGGGCTATCCGCCCTGAATCAATTAGTACCAAGAAACGAAGAAAGACGGCCAGATTGACCACTGATTGACTTTTTAAGCTAATTGGTGTCAGCATTAACAAAGGAACGCGACCTTCTTCGCGGCGCAGTAACGGGTACGCGACCCTATTCGTGGCATATACCTTTAAGGGGCAATCATGAGCGAGCTGCAACAAGATGACGGCGGGTATTTGATCGAGCAAGAAGATGACCTGCCAGAAACTGAAGGCCAGTTAGAATCAGAAGAATCTGAAGAACCTGGCTCCGAATCAGCACCGGATAGTGGTAACTCGGCACACGAAAAACAAGTCGAGTTTACTGAGGAACAGCAACGGATTTTCAACGAAGCTGTGGGGAAAAAGGTTTTTAAGCTCCGTGAAAAAGAGCGAGAAGCTGAAGAACTCCGCAGGCGGCTTGAAGAACTTGAGGCTAGAATTCCCCAGCAAGGACGGCCAGTAGTCCCTGAAGCACCAGACCCTTTTGCGCTCTCTGATTTGGAGTACAAGCAAAAACTGGTTCAACGGGATCAGGCAATCCGCGAGGCCGCAGCATGGGAGGCTCAACAGCAGACACTGCAATGGCAGCGTCAGCAGGCTGAACTGGAGCGGCAAAGACGGCAGCAGGAACGACAGCAGGAGGAAGTCAAAGCCTACGCAGATCGAGCCAGCAAGCTCGGTGTAGCAGCGGCAGAGCTTCAAGAGGCTGGCACGTTGGTAGCAAGTTACGGGATTGACCCTGCATTGGTGGAGATGATTCTTGCCGATGACCACGGGCCACTTCTGACGAAGTATCTTGCTAAAAACCAGCTAGAACTTGAGAGGCTTGTACAGATGCCGGTAACAATGGCGGCTGTGCGACTTGCGACTGAATTAAAGACTAAAGCCGTTGCCATGAAACCCAAGGTAACTAAAACCCCTGATCCGCTGAACCAGCCAAGAAACTCTGGTATCAGTCCGGCCCCGAAAGGGCCAAAGGGGGCCACTTTTGAATAGGAGCAGTGAAGAATGGCTAATAATCTCCAAAGTAACATTACCCGCAAAGTAGCGCGGGTATTCCTTGACAAGTTTGAGTCCAGCCGTGTTCTGACACGCACAGTTGATACTCAGCTTCTGACCAACCGCTTCAACCCGTCTACAGGTTCAACCGTAGACTTCAAGCGTCCTACAGACTATCGCTCAATCCGCACCAGCGGTGGTGATATCTCTGCATCCACCAAGTCCGACATCATTGCTGGTAAGGCATCTGGTGTTGTTCAGGACTACTTCACTGTTGCCACAGAGTGGACAAACATTGAAGAAGCCTTGGAGCTGGATCAGTTGGACGAAATCCTGGCCCCGATGGCTACCCGTCTGGTGACTGATCTTGAGCTTGACCTGTCCGGTTATATGCTCAAGAACTGCAACCTGAAGTACGGCTCTCCGGGTACTGCGATTGATGCTTGGTCTGACGTTGCTGGTGCTGGCGCTTTCATGGATGCCATTGGCGTTCCGATGGAAGGCGAGAAATACTACGTCGTAAACCCCTTCGTCGCTGCCGTTCTTGCTGGTGTCCAGACTGGTCTGCACACTGGTCAGAAGCTGGTCGAAACTGCATGGGAAAAGGCGCAGATCAGCCCGAATTTCGCTGGCCTTCGCGCTCTGACCTCTAATGCTCTGGCAAGCTACACTTCAGGCACTGCGTCTGATCGTGCTGGTACTCTGTCAGCCAACCCGACTGTTACTTACGTTGCTCACAAAGACACCATGAAGCAGACTCTTTCTGTGACTGGTTTCTCTGCCAACGCTACAGTCAAGGCTGGTGAGATCATCACTATTACTGGTCGCAACCGTCTGAACCTTTCTACACGCACACAGATGCTGGATGCCTCTGGCACAGCGATTATTTTCTGCGGTGTTGTAACCGCCGATGTAACGCTGAACGCTTCTGGTGCTGGTGATCTGGTTGTGGCTGGTGCTGCGATCTACGAATCAAACGGCCAGTACAACACTGTAGCCTCTGCTCCGGTATCAGGCGATGTAGTAACCCTGCTGGGTTCTGCCTCTACTGTTTACCAGCCCGCCATGTTCTACCACAAGCAAGCCTTCGGTCTGGGTACTGTCAAGCTGCCCAAGCTGTACATGACTGACACAATCGCAACAACCGAAGATGGTATGAGCATCCGTGTCACAAAGTACTCTGACGGTGACGCTAACAAGCAGAAGATTCGTTTTGACCTTCTGCCTGCTTACGCTACGTTTAATCCATTCATGGCGGGCCAAGCCTTCGGCGTGGCGTAATGCTATAATGATAATGCGCCGGGGACTAATTACCCCCTTGAGCTAGACTTCCCACCTAGCGAAGGCGCATTAACTTAATCGGGAATCTTTGGGAGAAGATGCTATGACTTACGAAGAATTTGCGGAAAACTTTTCATACTGCCCTGAGACAGGAATTATTACGAGGCTAAAGGCTCCGTGTAATAGTGTTAAGGTAGGTGACGAGGCAGGATGGATAGCCAAATATTCAAACTTGCAATACCGATGTATTGAGATTAAAGGAAGTCAGTATTTTGCTCACAGGCTGGCATTCTTAGCGGTCACGAAGAAAATGCCAATCTTGCACGTTGACCACATAGACGGTAATGGTCTGAACAATAAGTTTTCTAATTTAAGATTGGTTAGCCATGAGCTAAACATGAAAAATAAGAGGCTGTATAAGAATAATAATACAGGCCAGCCAGGAGTCTCTTATTTTAAACAGACAGGCAAATGGCGAGCTGCAATAGGTATCGGCAAGATTAAAAAGCACATCGGTTATTACGATTCAATAGATGATGCGATTGCGGCTCGAAAGGATTATGAGCAATTTCATAGCTATCACCAGAATCACGGAAGGAGCGCCGAAGTCTAATGAAAAAAGACCCGCGACTTGAACGAGCTGGCGTAGAGGGCTATAACAAGCCAAAGCGCACTCCGAACCATCCGACGAAATCACATATCGTGGTCGCTAAAGAAGGCGATCAGATCAAGACAATCAGATTCGGCCAGCAGGGAGTGAGCGGCTCTCCTCCCAGAAAAGGCGAATCCGAAGCAGACAAGAATCGCAGAGCATCATTCATGGCTCGACACGCTAAAAACATCGAAAAAGGCAAAATGTCAGCGGCATTTTGGGCCGCCAAGGAAAAGTGGTGATGAATATCTGGGTAAAGCCTAACGGCACTGAGATCGCAGTAAACAAAGAAAGCGAACAGGCTGCTATTGCCCTTGGCTGGGTGCCTAAAGAGGCCAAGCCTGAGCCTGAGACGCGCAAGAAACGCCTTCCTCGACAAAAGGACTAAGCCATGAGAGGTCTATACGCAAACATCCACGCTAAGCGTGAGCGAATCAAAGCTGGCTCTGGCGAGAGAATGCGTAAGGCTGGCAGCAAGGGCGCTCCAACTGCAAAAGCATTCAAGCAGGCCGCTAAGACTGAGAAGAAGCCGAGGTTTGAATAATGGCTACCGTTGCTCAAGTTGCGAAAGCGTCACTCCAAAGAATCCTCGTTCAAGCCTCTGAAGCTCCGTTAGAGGCAGATGAATATCAGGATTTTATTTTCGCCATGAACAACTATATGTTGTCTCTGGACGCGCAGGGTATCCACCTTGGATATACGCAAGTCTCCGACCTTGCCGATCAAGTGACGGTGCCGGTCGGTGCTTTGCGTGGCGTGATCGCAAACGTGGCGATTGAGGTGGCTCCCGACTACGGCGGCGTGGTGACAGATGCCCTGGTTCTACAGGCTAGAGAGGGTCTACAGGCGATGCGAATGCTTGGTCAGACCATAGGCGCAACCCGTATGCCTTCCACGCTTCCCATCGGTTCTGGTAACAGCGATTCTGGGTATGGCTGGACATGGAACTTCTACCCCGACAGTGAGGAGTCGATCCTAGCTGAAACAATCGGAACGATTGCATTGGAGAATCAGACAAATGGTTGATCGCGCCTATGGTGTAAAGCAGAGCGACTTCACGGCCCAGACCAGTATCTTGTCAGGCTCTTACCTTGGCTTCTTTGCCAATGGTTACAACTACAAAATCTCCTATGACAACTTCCTCGGCGGCCTTGGTGTCACGGGGACGATTGCCCAGGATGGCGCTGTATCAGGCACTCCGATTCTGGACATTCAAGGGACTGACAATTTCATCCGAAACATCGAGGATGGCGCGGGTATTGTCACCAACGTATCCCCTGATAACGGCATCGAGATCGCTCACAACTTCTCGGTCAACACGACTGGCGAACCTTTGATGCAGAACATTGCGGCGGCCAGCCCTACGTTTGTTTCTCTGGTAGGCGGGACGGGGATTGCTGTAGCAACAAGTGGTCAAACGATTGAGATCAGCTCCACCAGCGAGGCTACTTACGCCACGGTCTCTGTCGAGGGCAATGCCACAACGACCACGATTAGTTCAACTGCCACTCCGGTCAAGGCTGTGGCGACATTTGTTGTGGGAGATGTGTCAGCAGGATTTACAGCCAGCACCAATGGCCGGATCACCTACACAGGCCAGACCAGCAGACACATTGCCAACGCGATTGTGACCTTAAACGTATCATCTGGAAGCAACCATGCCATTTCTGTTTACATTGCCAAGAACGGTACAGTTGCATCCACCAAGATGACAGATACCATTTCCGCAGGTGCACCAAGGGCAATAGCGACCTTCTTTAGCGGTACGCTAAACCAAAACGATTACCTTGAAATTTTTGTACAAAATGGCTCTACAACTGACAGCGTGATTGCCGTTAACGCTGTATTGAGCGTCCTCTGATGCCTGTATCTCAACTGCCGATTACAAATGGATTCTATGTATCCAATTCCTTGCCGATCTCGGCGCAGGAGTGCACGAATTGGTATGTTGTTGTTGAGGGCGCTCCGGCGCTGGCTCAGGAGACGCTTAGAGGCACTCCGGGCATTGAGCAAGTAGAGACCAGCGGTGTTGTGCTGCAAGCTAACAGAGGCGCTCATACAATGGCTGGCGTCCCTTATTTTGTGAACGGGGGCAAACTGTACCGGCTGGATCAAACAGCGACAATCCCTGCTGAGGTTTATGACCTTGTTGAGTTGGGCACGATCGCTGGGACTGCGCGAGTATCAATGGCGGATAACGGCACTCAATTGATGGTTCTTGTGCCTGGTGGCAATGGGTATATCTATAACCACGTTACCGACACTTTCTCCCAGATCACAGACCTCGACTTCGATGCCAACGGGAACCCGCAGTTTGTGGTGTTCGTGGATGGCTACTTTGTCTGTTCGACTGATACTAAGAAATTCATCGTATCAGCTATAAACGATGGCCTAAGCTGGAATGCCCTCGACTATGGTACGGCAGAATCCGATCCCGATGTGATCGTGGCTCCCATCGTGTTTAAGAATCAGTTGTTTATCTCAGGGAGCCAGACCTTTGAGGCTTTCCAGAATATCGGCGGGTCAGACTTCCCTTTCCAGCGAACGGGATTGTTTTTGGATAAAGGCGTTTTCGCTCCTTACTCGCTAATCACAACCCAAGACACCTTCATGTGGGTCGGTGGCGGGATCAATGAATCTCCGTCTATCTGGGCTTTTGCTGGCAACTCCACGCAGAAAATATCCTCGGTGGCGATAGACTTTATTCTCAAGTCTCTGACTAATGACCAACTGGCGAACATCTACTCGTGGGCCTACAGTCAGAATGGCGCGTATTTCGTTGCGTTTGCGCTGCCTAACTCGACGCTGGTTTATGACCACGCCTCAAAGCGATGGCACGAGCGAAAGTCCTACTATGACAACCAGCTTTTCGGGTATCGCATTTCTGGTATGACGCAAGCCTATAACCACGTTTTCTGCGGCGATCAGATTGACGGGCGCATTGGCAAGATCAACCCCGATCTGTTTACCGAGTATGGGAACAACATCATCCGCACCGTTGCTACACAGCCTTTTCAAAACAATATGCAGTCAATATTCGTGCCGTCGATTGAACTCACAGTGGAATCAGGCGTCGGGAATACTGATTCCGTTGATCCGGTGATTGCGATGGATAGAAGCAGCGACGGGAAAACGTGGTCGGATCAAAGACTGAGGAAGATCGGCAAGGTCGGTGAATATAATCGTCGCGCTATCTGGAGGCGCAATGGCAGAGCGAGTCGTTTTGAAGTGTTCCGGTTCACGCTTAGCGATCCGGTCAAGCCAGTGATTATCCAACTTACCGCCGACATTATCCCTGGTGCCAAATGAGTACAACACCACGCCTGAATGCCGCACAACCTATCATCGAGGCCAATGGCACGATGACTCAGGTATTTAGGACTTGGACGCTTGATGCCTCTTTGAGCATTCCTATCATCGGCACAGGAAGCCCAGAGGGTGTTGTGACTGCAAGGCAGTACAGCCTTTATATTGATTCCACCGGAGCGGCAGGTTCAATCGAATATCGAAAGATGCTTCCTGACATTGGCGGGGATGTGACTCAAGGATGGCTATTAGTGTAAGAGGCTGCTTAGAGTCTGAGGCGATCTCAATATTAAGAGACCCGTCTGTAAGTCAGTATTTAAGCATTGACCCGAGGGGAATAGCGTCTGACTGGATTATGTTGTTAATGGGTAATCGGCTGCTTGTGTTAGCCAGACCCGAAGATGGCGAGCTAGAAATACACGTTGCTTGTCGATTCAGAGACAGGAAGAACCTAAGAGAAGTGATGGTATTCGGATTGGATTGGTTAAATGCTTGGGGCTACAAAAAGATATGGACAACTGCGCCGGAAGAAAGAAAGGCGCTTGTTAAAATGTTAGAATCACTTGGATTCCGAAAGGTAGAGGAGAGGTGGCAGCATGGGTATTGAAGCGGCGGTAATTGGGGTTGGCAAAGCAATCGCAGGCATGACTGCTGGTCAGGCGGCTGCGGCAGGAGCTGGAGCCAGTCTAGTTGGAGGCGCTCTTGACCGTCGAGCAGCACGAAAAGCAACCTCGAAAGCGAATGAACTTGAGGCGCAGCGTATTCAACAAGCTATGGGCGCTATCACCCCAGGATTTCAATCGGCGCAGGACACCTCTCGCTATGCGCTGGGTCAAGGCCAGCAGATGCGCCAGCAGGGTATGCAGCAAGGTTTGAACCTGATTGGTCAGTTGTACGGCCCTGCTGGTCAAATGCAGCAGCAGGGTAATCTTGCAGCTCAACGCGCTCTACTTGCGGGGCTTCCGATGCAGCGAAATGCGATCATGGGAGCACCTGTTGATTACAGCCAGCTTCAACCCACTCAAATTCAGTTTGACCCTGAAATGCTGTCCAGAATGCTTGGTGGGGTGTCACTCCCGCAGGGCGATGTTCGCTATTCTCAATTCCCGCGAGGCTAATCAATCATGGCCGTGACTAATCAAGAGATTCAGGCGTGGTTTGCACAAAACCCCGATGCCACTGCTGAACAGGTTTATCAGGGCATGATTCAGTACGGGGTTTCTCCTCAGCAGCTTTCCGAAGCTATCAATATCCCTTTGCCTCAAGTTCAGTCAGCCTATAACCAGCAGGCTGCTAATCGGCAGGCAAGGCTTCAGGAGGTTGTTAACTCTGCAATTCCTAATCAAGCTTATGAGGAATTAAACCCACTGCCTCTAGTTCAGGAGGACTACAACGAGCAATTTGCTAATCGGCAGTCAGCACTCCAGCAAGTGGTTAACTCTGCCGTTCCTAATCAAGCCACTGACGAGCAGATCAGAGCTTACATGGAATTGAATCCTGGTGTTACTGCCCAGCGCGTCTACCAAGACATGGTTCGTTATGGCGTATCTCCTGCTCAGTTTTCTCGGGCCACTGGTATTCCTTTGGATCGAGTTTCTCAAGAATACACGGCGCAACGAAGGCCAGGACTTCAGAGCATTGTTGATTCAGCAAGACCTGGAAATGTCACAGAAGATCAGATCAGGGCTTACATGGAGTTAAATCCAGGCGTGACTGCTGAGCGCGTTTACCAAGACATGGTTCGCTACGGCGTATCGCCTCAACTGTTTTCGCAAGCTACTGGCATTCCGCTTCCGAGAGTCGCTCAAGAATACGCAGCGCAGCAGGCTGCTGTTACTCCGACAGGTCTTGTGGGCTTTGAGCAAGCTACAACTCAAGGTGTTGGTCAGGCATCTGATACTTTAAGACAGGCTCAAGAACAGGCTCAGGGGCAGTTACAGACTGGCTACGAAGATGTGGCACGAATGTACAACCTCAACATTGACGATCTGCGACAGGCCAGCCAGCAGGCTCAAGGTCAGATCAACCAGTCAATGGATGTAACTAGGGGTTTGGTCGGGCAGAACATTACAGGTCTGGAGCAGGCCGGTCAGTTGGCTCGCGGCGATATTGAAAGAACATTCGGGCAGGCTGGCGAGCTTTTCACCCCTTATCAGCAGGCGGGAACTACGGCGCTTCAAAGACAGTTGGCCTTGTCTGGCGCTCTTGGCTCTGACGCTTTCAATCAGGCTTACCAAGAAAGTCCCTACGTTCGATTCCTTCGTGAGCAGGGTGAGCGGTCTACATTGGCCGGTGCTGCTGCAACAGGCGGTCTTGGTGGAGGTCGAGTACAGCAGGAGCTTGTTCGTTTCGGACAAGACTTGGCATCTAAAGGGCTTCAACAGCAGATAGAGAATCTCTCAAATCTGACAGGTGTTGGATACAACGCTGCTGCCGCTGGTGGAAACATCCTGACAGGAATGGGATCAAACCTCGCAAACATAGGTATGGGTCTGGCTGGAGAAGTTGCTAATCAGAGAACTAACCTTGCCAATCTTGAGCAGCAATACGGCACTAATATAGCCAATCTTTTGACTGGCACGGCGCGTGATGTTACGGGTCAGAGATCAAACGTGGCTCAAGAAAGGTCTGGGCTTGGGACTAACCTTGCCAATCTGACTACGTCCACTGGGACAAATATAGCCAATCTCCAAGCTCAGGCAGCGCAGAATGTCGCAAACCAAAGAGCGCAGGCGGGAGAGCTTTTGGCGTCTCAAATTAGAAATGCCTCGGTAGGTCTTGGCAATCTCGCGGAAAGCCAAGGTCTTAACTTGTCAGACCTCCTAAGCCAGTATGGCAGTTCTGGGCTTAATCTTTCGCAGGGATATACAGCAGACCAGATTGCAGCGATCCAAGCGGCTGCGAATCAGGAGGCCATGAGCCAAGAAGACTTAGCTGCAAGGCGGGCGTCTTTGCTTGCTGGTCAGCAATATAATGCCGCCCCGCAGACTGATTACACTGGAATTGTTAACAATGCTTTGAACGCTGCCGCTATGGGTTACGATCTCGGCGGGATGATGAGGCCGTCTACTCAGGGCAGAACGCCAATAAACAGCGTAGGGCCGCTGCGTACCGGATACCCAACTACTGGCGTAAACCTTGGAACTGTATCAACAGGCATTCCAGGTCAGCCTTCTTTCAACGTATTTAACCCAACAACATTTCAGGCATTTCGTCTAGCCGGAAGGATTTAATCATGGCAGAAGATATAGGCTTGCTCCTTCGCGGTCTTGGCGCTGCATTTTCCAATCAGGTTCCTGAGTTTCGTCAGCAGATGGCGATGGAGAGGGAGAATCAATACATCCAGTCTCAGAGAGAACAGCAGGCTCAGATGCAACGCGCTGAGATGATGCAGGCTCGACAAAGAGCTATGTACCAAGACGCAGAGTCGGCTCTTAAGCTACTTGCTGCTGGTGACCTTGATAGCGTGATTAGCCTGGGGCGTGAGCGAATCGAGCTCCTCAAGAATTTCCCTGATGCCGATCCGTCCGACACTGTTCGCATTACCCAGCTTGCACAGCTTTCTCGCGCTGGCGATCGCAATGCCTACCAATCGCTCCAGAGAGAGCTTTTGGGCGCGGTCAATCGAGGCATGGCAATGGGCTATATCACGCCTCCGCAAGTCGAGGAAAAGGTTTATAGGCCCGGTGATGTTGTGTTTAGGGGCGGTCAGCAAGCGTTTGCCATTCCTGAGCAACAAAAAGCTGCTGAAATTCCTGCTGCGCTTCAAACTCTGCAAGCTAGAGCGCAAGCTGCTGGACTTCGAGAGGGTACGCCTGAGTATCAAGAATTTTTCAGGACTGGCGGCACGCAAGGAGGCTTTAATATCAATGTTCCGCCAGCCACTCCGCCTTCTGGCTACATGAACGAGTATGACGAGCGCGGCAATTTTATCGGAGTGAAGCCAACCCCAGGCGGCCCCGTTGACACCGCTAGACGGCAAGCGCAACAAACGCAACAGCGATACTCTGACGTTGTTCTGGAGGACATTGGAAGATACAAGTCTATGGTATCTGGCGAATCTGCTTTTGAGCCTATCACTGGATTCACTGGCGCTCAGGTTGCAAAAATTCCAGGGACGCCAGCGTTTGATGCCTCTCAGCTTGCTGACACAATATCAGCAGGAATAGCATTTGATCGCCTGCAAGCCATGCGCGAAGCAAGCCCTACAGGCGGGGCACTTGGCGCAGTAACAGAAAGAGAAATGGACTTGCTGAAATCAAGCCTTGGCTCTATCAGTCAAAGCCAAGGACAAGAGCAGCTTCTTGAGAACTTAAACAGGCTGGAAAGAATCTACTCTGATATTATGAACAAATTCTCGGCATATCCTTCCGCTATGGGAATGTCTAGCGATTCCAATCCTGATCCTCTGGGGATTCTTTGACTATGGATATTCAACAAATACGGCAGCAATATCCGCAATACAATTCAATTTCTGACGGCGAACTTGCTTTCCGTCTTTGGAATAAAGATTACAAAGGTCGAGTTCCGATGGGCCAGTTTGCGGACAGCATAAAACTGTCCCAACAAGGCTTCGGGGAGATGGTAGGAATTGCTCGCCAGTCAGGATATGAGCCTACCGCAGAATCTGGCTCTCCAGCTCCTATCGGAGTTTCTACCGGCGCACCTCGCGCTGCATTGCAGGGCATGACATTTGGCTTTGGTGATGAACTGGTAGGCGGAATGGCTGGAACGGCCTCTGCTGCTAGAAATGTCATGCAGGGCAGATCGCCAAACCTTGCTGGTGAGGTTGAAAGATTTACAGGGCAGGAAAGAGAGAGGATTGCTCAATTCCAGCAAGAAAGCCCATCAACTGCTTTGGCTTCTGAGCTTGGTGGGGCTATAGGCGCTTCCATGATAGCCCCACCGATTAGGGGCATTCAGGGGCTTGGCTCAAAGACTCAGGCAGCCATTACCGCTGGGGCTGGCGGTGCTTTGTACGGAGCTGGAACTGGAGAAGGAGGTCTGCGCGAAAGAGCGCAAAATTCTGTTTCCGTAGCTATTCCGTCTGCTGTTTTTGGTGGCGCATTACAAGGCGCGATCAATGTTGCCCCTTCTATTGCTTCTAAGATGACGGCTCTTTTCAGACGTCAAGCAGAGCGGCCCTCTGTAGAGACTTTACGCAACATCAAAAACGCAGCATATCAGGCTGTAGAGGATTCTGGATTATCATTTGACCAAGGGCAGATTCAGGGGCTTTCCAGTCGAGCCAAACAAATTGCTGAAGAATTTGACTATGTTGACGACCCTGCTGTATTCCCAGAAACATACGCTGCTTTGAAAATCCTTGACCGGCGTGGTCAGGCAAACAAAACAACAATTGGTCAACTTGATGCAATGCGGCAAGCACTTTGGCAGCGATATAACAGAAGCCAAGGGTCTGAGCCTGCCATTGGAAGAATGATTGATGAGATTGACGATCTTATCCAAAATTACCCAGATACAAGCGACCTAATGAATGCTGCAAGGTTGGCTAATAACCAATACAAAAAAGCAGAGCTATTGGATTTTGCGATGTATAAGGCAGGGCTTCAGACTGCCGGAACAGGATCAGGTGGTAACATCCTCAATAAATACAAGCAGGCTGTGACCTCAATTTTGACGAATCCAAAGCAAATAAGATTTTTCAACCAGCAAGAAATTGAGCAAATGGAAAATCTTGTCAGAGGCAATATTTCAGAAAATGCACTGAGAAGAATTGGCAAACTCTCTCCAAGCGGAAATGGACTTATGCTTGCTTTGAATGTTGGAGCAATTGCCGCCAACCCTGCAATGGTTGGAGTTACTGCGGCTGGAGCTGCCGCAAAGGCTTTGGCAGATCGCTCAGGCGAACGAGCAATGCAAGGGCTTCTAAACACTGTATCAGGCGTACCGCTTAGACCGGCTCCGCAGTATACTGCTGGGACTGGAGCTGCTGCCGCATCAACTACAGCACAATTGCAGAGGTAAATCATGGCCCGTTTCGGCTCGCTGGACACACAATACTTTGATGACGCTGGCGATCCCCTTGTCAGTGGGAAGATTTACTTTTACGAGTCTGGCACGACTACTCCGAAGGCCACATACGCGGATGTTAACTACACAATCGCTAACTCCAATCCGGTGATTCTGACTGCTGCTGGCAGACAGCCAAATATCTTTTTTGAGGGCGTAGCAAAAGCAATCCTCACCAAGTCTGATAACACGCAGATTCTAGTGCGTGATCCAGTCGGTGATACGGCCTCGACGTTTGGTAATGCTTGGATCGCGTCTAAAGATTACAACGCAAATGATGTAGTCCAAGGCTCGGATGGCGAGTTCTACGTCTCTCTGATTAACGGCAACGTCAACAACAACCCTGTCACCACAACAGGTTCGTGGACATTCCTGTACTCGGTGGAGTGGAACGCAGGAACGACATACAAGCTCGGCTCTGTAGTGACGTATCAGACGATTGTTTACCAGTCTCTCCAGAACTCTAACCTGAACCAGAATCCGTCTACGATTACAGCCTATTGGGTGCCGATTCAGTTGGTGTGGTCGTCTACTGCCACCTATGCGATCAACGCAAACGTGGTGGGGACGGATGGCATTCTGTATACCTCGCTTCAAAATGCTAACACCAATCACATTCCGGCCAGCTCTCCTTCATGGTGGGTAGGCACTTCTGCGGCTGCTGCTTCAAGTGCTAGTGCTGCGGCATCGAGTGCTAGTGCCGCTGCCACAAGTGCTTCAAACGCCGCCACAAGTGAATCAAACGCGGCTGCTTCGGCTTCCACTGCTTCGACACAAGCTACCAATGCATCCAACTACGCAAGCGCGGCAAGTACCAGTGCCACCAACGCATCAAACTCGGCTAGTGCTGCAAGTACCAGTGCTTCTAATGCGGCAACAAGCGCATCAAATGCTGCGGCTAGCTATGATCTGTTCGACGACAGATATCTCGGCGCAAAGGCATCTGACCCGACTGTAGACAATGACGGGAATCCGCTTGTCACTGGTGCGATGTATTTTAACACTACCAGCAACACGACTCGGATTTACAACGGTTCTGGCTGGCAGGATAGCGCGGCGATTGCGACAAGCATTAACCTTGCCTCTCAGGTAACAGGCACTCTTCCCGTAGCCAATGGCGGCACAGGAGCAACAACGCTCACTGCCAACAACGTGATCCTCGGCAATGGCACAAGCGCGGTTCAGTTTGTAGCCCCAGGAACCAACGGAAACGTCCTTACCTCGAACGGTACTACATGGTCATCCACTGCATTGCCTGCTGGCGTTTCACTGTCTGCTGATAACACTTGGACTGGCACTCAGACGTTCAGCGGCACAAGCGCAAAGTTTGGCGTAGTGCTTTCTGACGCGGCTGAAACTGCCACTGTCTCGGCGACTGCTGCAACAGGCACGATCAACTACGACATCACGACTCAATCTGTTCTGTACTACACATCAAACGCTTCTGCCAACTGGACGGTTAACTTCAGGGCTTCTAGCGGCACCAGCCTGAATACCGCGTTGTCTATTGGTCAGTCTGTCACTGTGGCTTTCTTGGTCACGCAGGGCGCTACGGCCTACTACAACAGCGCCGTGCAGGTTGATGGGTCTAGCGTTACTCCTAAGTGGCAGGGTGGTACAGCACCAGCGGCTGGTAATGCCAGCGGCATTGATGTTTATGTGTATACGATTATCAAAACCGCAAGTGCTACATTCACCGTGTTGGCATCGCAGACGCAGTTTAAATAATGAACAATTCGTACGTGTATTTGTTGATTGACCCGCGCGACAATTTGCCCTTTTATGTTGGCAAAGGGGTTGGTGAGCGTTGTAATTTTCATGTACTTGAAGCGAAGTATTACACTAAACGCAAGTCGCTCAAGCTAAACAAGATTCGGAAATTGTTTTCTATTGGTATGACGCCCGAAGTTGTAAAAGTTGAAGAAAACGTATCTGATTCTCAAGCTATCGAACTTGAATGCTTTTTGATTGCAGAGATTCGTGATTTTGGTATTCCGTTGACCAATATGACGGACGGAGGGGATGGGGCGAAAGGCTACAAGCATACTGAAGAACATAAGCAGATGATGCGTGAGCGATTTGTTGGTCGCGTGTTTACTGACGAGCATCGTCAAAAAATGCGTAAGCCTAAGTCGCCTGAAGGCAGAACTGCAATTGCTATGGCTAGAAAAACAACAGATTATCGCCCGTCAGAAGAAACAAAAAAGAAATTATCTGAAAAACTGAAAGGCCGTCCAAGTCCAATGAAAGGACGCATTCAATCAGAAGAAGCAAGAAGAAAAATGAGCGTAGCAGGCAAGGGAAGATTAAAGCCAAAAATAGAATGTCCTAATTGCAAAAAGGCTGTTGCTGTGAATACTGCCAGACGATGGCACTTTGATAATTGCAGGGAGTCCACATGCCACTAATTGAAACCAAGGGAGCAGCTTCGGCTCAAGGTTTTGGCGAATTCGCTACCTCTTCGGAAAAGTTATACATAGAGTCGTGTTTCTCAACCTGGCTCTACACTGGCAACGGCTCTACGCAGACCATTACCAACGGGATTGATCTGGCCACGAAGGGTGGGTTGGTGTGGATGAAAGGCCGGTCAGGTGCAACAGACCATGCGCTATATGATACTACGCGGGGAGCCACAAAAGATTTAGTCAGCAACAGCACTGCTGCCGAGACAACGCAAAGCACTGGCCTGACAGCGTTTAACACTACAGGGTTTTCGATTGGTGCTTTGGCAAAGCTAAACACCAATGCAGCCACATACGTTTCATGGACATTCCGCAAGCAGCCGAAGTTCTTTGATGTTGTGACGTATACGGGGACAGGTGCAAATCGCACTGTGGCGCATAATCTTGGTTCTGTGCCGGG